CATAACGCATACGATACGATGAAATAGTAGTAACAACGATATAATCTTTATTTTTCATTTTATCCTCGCCTCATCTTGGCAATCTCTTCTGCCTGTTTCTTACCACGAACTGGGACTGCATTAGACTTATGCATCTGTGCAATACCGATAATCTCAATACCAGTATAAATCTTCTCTGGTTTCTTTGCCATAGAAGAATCATACATAATACTGTTGGCGCACTCGGCAGGACTCGAACCTGCGACCCACGGCTTAGAAGGCCGTTGCTCTAATCCAACTGAGCTACGAGTGCCTATACCCATCTTCTTGAGAAACTTTGCGTGTTGGCGCTCTGCCTCTAGGACAGAGGCCGTCTTCTTTTTTTGTTTGCGCTTGCGATTATTCGTAGTCGAATAATACACAGGCAATAAATGCATACCGCTCATTATATAACTATATACTATTTTTTAGGATTTGTCAAGTGATTTTTTTAGAATCTTTAACCGCAGCTGCGATTAACTCTGAAATAAGAATAAGCTCCTTATCTCCGTCATTATCCTCTTTGGTTGCAACGAATCCCTCTTCTTCAAGGGTATCAAGCATATAGCCAATGACATTCTCAATATGTGATTTTGAGAAATAATGGCCTGCGTAATATGCAGCACCGATAGCACTCATTGCAAGTGCTGTGTGAAGATAAACATCCATGTTCATATTTATATCTTTCTGTTATAACTAATCTACAAGCATAATATAACACACTATCAAGGGATTGTCAAGTCTTTTTTTCCTGATATTGATATTATCCTACAGAACCTTCCATTTTATTTCTAATATAAAATAATATAATCCATTTTTCATACATATATTTAGTATTTTGTGGTTAAAACTAATACATCTTATTTTGTAGTAGCAATGAATACACCATTCCAATCTTTTTCAAGTGGTTGTGTCTTCATAAATTCGCATCGCTCGATCCACATAGTATAATAGTTTTTCATCCTACCATCAAATTCATTCATCAAATCATTACACAATCGAATAGCGTGATCAAAATGTTGGTTATGATAATATTCGTGCATCTTGATGTGTTGACTTTCTGCTATGCACCAATTAGTATTCTTCATCATCCAATCCATTTCACTTAGAACGGTATAGATACGAATACCGATAGTCTTACCCTTCACGGCAAGTTCATCAACTTTGAGATAGAAGAAGTCGTTTTCAGTCATGTCATAGGTAGATTCACCGACTAACAAGAGACAACCATACTCTTTGCACTTGCTTTCAATACGAGCAGCGGTAGAGACTGCATCACCAAGAACATCATAACTGTGTCTCATGGTAGAACCCATCTCACCCAAATATCCCAATCCTGTGTTGATGCCCGCACCCATTCCTATAGGCGGCTTGCCTTCAGCAACAATCTTATCGTTAAACTTCACTACTGCATCTAGCATCTGTAGCCCAGTTTTAACTGCGCTGTTGGGATGGTCTGGGTCATCTATGGGTGCGTTATGAATGTGCATACTCGCATCACCGATATACTTGATTACCATACCATTCGAATCTAAAATAGGTTGTGTGATTGCATCCATATATCCATTCATGATTTCAGTAAGGCCCTTTACATCATCACCGAAGCTTTCACCTAATGGTGTGAATCCACGAAGATCAGAGAAGCAAATGCTAATCTCCTTCTTCATACCGTCCTTGATTAGTGATGGATTCTCTTGTAGTAGCCTGACAACAGTTGGGCTGGCATAACCAGCGAACTGCTTCTTGATTTCCATCTTCTGCTTATATTCTTCCATGAACCGCAGGAATGATGCAATTGCCCAAACCACAAACATAGTAAGGACAGGATATGACCAATCTACCAGATAACTGTATTCTGTGAACAAATATGCTGAACCATAGAATGAACCAGCAAGGAACAATGGCAATAATACTGCACCAAAATACCACGCTAATGTAAGAACTGTTAGTGCTAAGATTAATGCACCAATACCACTAATTGCTAATTCAGCAAGATCAGTCCAAAATGGGCGAGTTATATTTCGGCCTGTCATCATGGTGGCAAGTGATGCGCCAATAAGGTCATGTGACTGTATGACCCCCACAGGGGTTGCAACAGGGCTTCCTAGGCCAGAAGCAGTCATACTTAGTATAACGATTTTACCTTTGAAGTCTGGCAATTTCTCATGTAAGGGGTGAGTTTCTGTTCTCCACTGAAAGTCTAACCATATGTTACCGTTAGCATCTGTATCAATCATTTTGTATTTTGGGATGCGTAGTTTTTCTACACCAGCAATACCCGTTTTCATTTGGAATGATACATCCCCTGATGCCATGCGTAGGATTTCCATACTGATAGATGGATATATTTTATCATTTACCGCAACGACTAAAGGCATACGCCTAACTACACCATCGGCCTCTGGTGCAATAACCATCATACCAACAGCATTAGCACTCTTTGCAAGCTCTGGTATGGGCCCAACTACACCGGGATATCTATATACCCAGTTTTTCCAAGGGTGGCCAATCGTTGCCACACCACGCACCACACCAGAATTACTATTGTCTGCACTGGGTATCTGCCCTATAACAGTTGGTGTTTGTTTGAGCACGTTAGCAAAGAATGTATCTTTACCCCCACGATCTGGGTCTGCGAATAAAATAGGAACAACAACTAATGACGCTCCTGCTTGATAGAGTTTGATAATCTCATTACCAAGTGTTTCCCTATCCCACGGCCATTGTCCATATTCTCTAATTGTCTGATTATTGATAACTACGGTAGCAATATTATCAATAATCAATGTTTCTTGATTGCGCTGATGTTGATCCATTGCCTTGAGGCGAACCATGTCTAGGAACCACGGGTCTGCAAAACGCAATCCACACAATACTAAAATAACGAATAATGATATAATCCATTTTTTCATATCAATTACCTTGCGTAATACCCACAGTACATCCACCACTTGTTTGACAATTCTGTGTGAGGGAATATGATTGATTTGTACTCCCCCGTTGCGTCATTGATAAGTCTGTGTGATATGCTCCTGTCAAATCTATAGTAGCAGTGTGTGCGCCATCATCCTTCTGTAAAATATCTTGTGTGCCACCATCAGTTCTTATAGTCATATTTAGTGTCTTATTTCCATTACCCTTTTGTTTGACGAAGAGGTTGTTATTCTCTCCACCATAAGTATAAATCTGTGCATAATGATCAGCGTTTCCTGTGCCTGTTTCTTGGCCTATCTTTATGGTATTACCTCCAGAGTGTAAATCTAGATTGACTGTGTGGCCGCCATATTCCACAGTAGAACTGCTTTGACAAGTTGTGTCTGAACTGTTGTCGAATGAGCAACCCTGACCCACATGAACAGTGTTACTATTGCTCTGAATATGCATACCCACTCTGTTAGCATCTGTGCCTGTGGTGTTGTGTTGTTGAATTTTAATGTTGTTGTTGTTGCCATCTAGATCACCACCCCAAGCTTTACCTGATCCCCAATAGGAAACCCAACTGATTGTATTGTTGTTTCCCTCTTGTGTAATATCCAACTCATTGTCGGTGCCTTCCATAGTAAGATTGACAGCATTATCGTTGCCATCAATATCTATGGTTATCGTAGAGTCTGTACTCGTACCAATCTGTTCAATGAACACGCTGTTGCCAGCATATGCGATGCTACTCAGACTGATAGATAGTAATAATATTAGAAGCGTCTTCATCTCTAGTTGTTATCTCCTGCACAGGTATTCCACCCTGTGTTAGATTGATTGTGTATCCATAGTCGTTTATTAAGTCCAGTTCTATCGTACTGTTTCCAAGTCTTCGTATAATTCGTGTAGTGTTTCCGTCTACCAATGTATTGACTTGTGTTACTTTATTAAACCCACTTACCCTACCGTCAAATGCTCCTGATTTAGCTTTAGCCCTAATAAGTTGATCAAGAATATTAAGAAGTAGATCGACATCCAAATCGTTAATGTCCAACTCGTTAAACCCAAACTGATCTTCTTCTAATTCATTTTCATCTAAATCCTTAAACTCTAGAAAATCAATATCAAGCAAGTTCTTTCCACTCTTTGAGTCCTTTAATATTTCTATAATCTTCTCTTTTGGTGGCCTGATGATTAACATATTATTAATCTGATCTAGGGTAAGATCAAGAATTACAGGCTTTGATGGTTTACCTTCACCAGTTCCAACATAAGTAGATTGGAATGCTTTTGTCATTAGAACAAATCCAGCACCACTCTCAACCGATATCTTACCCACTGTCCCGTCTTTGTTGGGTAGTAGAATAATCAAAGACTTTCCAATCTCATCAACCGTCATACTGAACGCTGTTCCCAACACACCAATTCTTGCTGTTGGTGTCCGAATTTCCACGTTCTGATTACTCAATTTCGCAATATTACCACTGGCATAACGTACTGTACCGAGAGCAATGTTCATCACTAACTTAGACCCTGTTTTAGAATTAGGGTCATATATGAATTCATCAATCACTAAGGAGCTGTGGGCACTGACTGCTACGTTGGTATCATCAACAAAAGTGATACCAACGCCACCCTTACCAGTTCTCACGTTATCCTTAAACTCAATATCAGAACCCTTCTTTAGATCAGTCTTTTCACCAGATCTTTCTACAGAAGCATTCCCTTTATGTTGTACCACATTCCCAATAGCACCATAAGCACTGGTGCTAAAGAGAATGATATTAATCGTCCATAGTAATCGTAACAGCATGCCCTGACCCCACTGTTGTCATGTCCACTGTGCCATCATATGCACCACCCTGTGTAATTGCGAATGTACTTGATGAACCCGTATGATGTAAAGTTGTGTCTTGGTCAGCAGCACCAGTATGCGTAGATGTAATAGTATTACTCCCACCAATCGCTGTGATACTTGTAATCTTCTTGTCAGTAAGCAACATTGTCGCTGTACTATTTTCATTGACTGTAATAGTATTGCTGTCACCAGTGGCCACGATATCAACATCTGCATCATCAGTTGCAGCAGAACTACCAACATTCACAGTAGTCGTATTTGAACTACCAGTGATTGTCTGAATAATACTGTTGTCAGCAGATGCAGAGTTAGAACCAACCGATACAGTAGAAGTGTTACTATTCCCTGTTTGGTTGATTGTTAACTCTTGTGTTGCACCTACAACAGATGCAGCAATGGTATTGGTGCTACCAACCTGATCAATGTCTAACGTCTGGTTGTCACCCGTTAGAGTAACATCAGTCGTCGCATCACCAAACTTATTGGTCTGACCATCTTGGTTGATATTCGCAGTCAGGCTTGCACCAGACTGTGTTATGTATACGTCACTCGCATAACTCACACTCATTATAACAAAGTAGGCGAGAATAGTAAGTATGCTCGTTTTCATTTGATTTTCTCCTCTTTAAATTTCCATAATTTTTGTTGTTCGCCTTCCTTAATAATCTCTATTAATGCTTGTTCAATTGCTTTTCTTACGGCGTAAGTTGTGGACTCATTATCCGTTATCCCCGCCTCTGTTTCTAATAACTTTGTTCCCAAATCCAAAAATTTAAATACATTAGCAGATAACTTTGTACTCAGAATAGTTTTCTGAGAACTGACTGCTAATAACACTTCACCAGTTTGTACTGATATTAGTCGTAAAGCTACAGTTACCATATCTTTACGCCATTCATCAGATATACCAATACCCAGATACCTTACACCTAGACCACCTGTTTCTGTATTAGTATCATAACCAACTATACCCCCTGTCAGTAATACTCCTGCAAACAATAAGGGTTTAATTTTTTCTGCCTTATCTCCCTCATGCAACTTCCGTGTGTTTCGTATGATCTGCCGTTCTTTTAGTAGGTTCTCTAGTTCCATTCTCTCAATGACCTGAAACCATTCACCATGTCCAGCCTTTTTCAATGCCTGTAACAACCACATATCACCACCCTGTGTCACTGCACTACTTATTAATGCAAGTGATGCACTAGATTTTCTTTGTCCCGTTACGTCATTGAACTTATATACGGCCAGAGGTACTTTACGCTCAGGGGGACGCATATTTCTTAGTTCATCAACTAGCGGTGCAGATACATTCTTGGGTGGCTCTATCGGTTGGATAGAAGCGCAACTAGAAAGTAAAGTCGCCAATAGGAACAGTGATAACAGTCGAACTACCATCTGGACTCACAATCGTTAATTCTACGGTATCAGTACTCTTGACATAACTTATTGTTGTTCCTTCAAAAGTAACCGTACCTGAAGTTCCTGTGTCTTCTCCGAACATACTATCTACCAGCTGCTTAGAGATTTGTGCATATATCCTTGATTCTACGTTTTTCATAAACTTAGCAAGGTTTGTATTTGCAGCATCTCGTATTAATTGTCTCTCTGCTGCATCTTTCTTTTCTTTAAGCGCTGCCTTCCTAGTAAACTCTTGGTTCTCAATAGTTAGAACATGAGCGCTATATCCCTGACCACTAAACGCTGGAGACTTCCATGTATGGATAAGTTCAGATGCGTCTGCAATCTGAGGAACGAGAAATAGAGTATATGTAATTAATAATATTATCATACATTCTTTAATTACCACCCTTCTTCTCCTCTTCAATATCACGAAGTTCCAATATAGTATTAATCTTCTGGTCCATTCGTATCATATCGTTATCAAGCATTCTTATTCTATCTATAAGGGCAATAGTAGTTATAGTGGCTCGTTCTAATGCTGGGAGAATTTGTTGAGTGACGTATTTCCAGATAAAGAATATGAAATAACCCATACCAGCAGCCATAACAACAGTAATACCCTGCTCTTGAACTACTTTAATAATTTCTTCCACTATACTAGTCCTTTCTGGCATCCTCCTTGCCATCGGCAGCAGACATCCTACGGACATCTGGTTTAACACCCAATACATGGCATACCAAAGAATCTAGTCGCACAATTTCATTATTAATAGTTTTGACACGATTATCTAATGCTGTAATCAGCATATTCAGTGTCGCAGCGGAATCCACCACTGATGCTAGTATATATTTTAGGAGAATAATAATAAATGCGCCGCCAGCTAAAACGGCAGTAATCGTAAAACCAAGTTCAGCGATAACTGCAAATATTTCCATCGCTATCTCCTATACAATACGATACAGGAGTATTTAGGTTATTAATTTGTTTTAGGACATATTAATAGGTGGGAACGACTTATTTTACAACCGATAAATGCATTATAGTATTCATCTGGTTTTAATAAACAATCTGTGTCGAATTGAAGTTTTGCTTCGTAATAATTTAATTCGCCTTTTGATTTACATAGTCTAACTATTTTTCTATCAAACAATTCTAATCCGTGCTCTTCTACTAACAGCTTTACTTCTTCACTTGAGCCACAGTAAGTTTTCCAATCAGTCTCCATTATCTTGATGCGTTTTCTTTTTTTACCCTTCAATGGGGGTAATCTTCTTTTAGATATTAAACCTTTTTTGCCAATATAATCTTTATCATTTCTTTTATCAGTTACTATATAAACAAAACCAAGATTGTCTTCTATCATCTCGCTTGTGAATGGTTCGCCATTGTAGTACCAAGTCACAAATGTCTCCATGCATTTATAACATCATTCATCCTCTTCATCCCACTCAATTTCATCAACAAATTCTGGGTCATCAACTGATGCGGCGCAGAAAGGACAATTGTTTATTTGATAATGGTGTTCATCCATTGCATGTTTAATACGGAACTCTGCTTCACATTCTTCACATACTATAAGTTTCAATCTACTGCCTCATATGCGTCATCCCAGCTACCTGATAATCCTGCCACCTCATACTCAGTGACACGGTTCTCAAAGAAGTTAGTGTGGTCTGCACCATTTAGTACCCACTCTAACCAAGGCAGAGGATTTTCCTTCACCTTGAAATTGGTTTTCAAACCCAACTGCAATAAACGTCTATCTGTTATATACCTTATATATGACTTTACTTCAGACGCACCTAAACCTTCAATCTCACCCATCTTATAAGCAAGATCAACGAATTTGTCTTCTAGCTTAACTGCAATACGAGCCATTGTATAAATGTCTCCTTTGAAATCATCATCTACTACCTTGGGATGCTCAACACAGAACTGGCGAAACAATTTGGCGTTCCCCTCAACGTGCATAGATTCGTCACGAATAGACCACTCAACAACCTTGCCCATACCCTTCATCTTACCGAACCGTTGGAAGTTGAGAAGCATAACGAATGATGCAAACAATGCAATCCCCTCATTGAACACAGATTTTGCAAGTGCAAGGCCTAAACCCTTCATTGTGGTATTATCTGACTCCTGCATGAACTCAATCTTATTCACCATCTCTTTGTACTCTAGAAATGCATGGTATTCACTGTCTGGTAATCCAAGTGTCTCGTTGAGTAGAGCATATGCACGTTGGTGGATACCTTCACGGGCTGCGAAAGAACCAAGCATGTTACGGATTTCATTATTCTTGAACTTAGGAATGAACTGGTCATAATAGTTTTGACCCACTGCAACATCAGACTGTGTGAACAGACGTAGAATGTTGGTGACGTATTCTTTCTCAATATCGGTGACTTTACCAGACTTCCAATCAGATACGTCTTCAGACAAATCAAGCTCATCCTCAATCCAATGTGCCTTCTCATGGCGTGTGGTAATCTCTACAGCCCAAGGATAGTGAAACGGTTTATAGGTTTCACTGAACTGCAATAATCCACCACCACTGCGTTTTTTCAGTAGGTCATCACCCACCTTCATGAGCTCATCGTAACCCCCAATACGCTTGTCATCAATAAAGATTTGGGGAACAGAATTAACCCTACGAGTATTCATCACGCCCACCACTTCGGTGGCACCATTAATTGTCTGATAGAATGCTAGGCGGTCTTCTTCATTATCAATTAAATCCTCTTCATACTCAAATGCATGCTCCTTCAACCAACCCTTTGCCATTGAGCAAAATGGACAATCGGACTTTGTTACAACTCTTATATTCATAAACTACACTCCAAAACTTTCTCCACAACCGCAACTACTAGTACTGGTAGGATTCTTGACTGCAAGATATGATCCACCCAATTCAGTCACATAATCTATTTCACTACCAAAAACATAAATCTCTGCTAATGGGTCTAACACCAAAACATCTTCTATAGGGTCAGACCATTTTACATCTGGCCAATTTTTTCTAAAATCCCATACATATTGGAACCCAGAACATCCCCCACCCTTTACACCAAGAGTTACATAATCTCCATTACTAACTGACTTGAGATAGTCTTTTGCTGTTTCTGTTATTGTTACCCCTGACATGCTACGCACTCCTCTTGTGTCATTGCTTGTGTTTCGTAATCTTTTAATGCTTCACGCACTACCTTGGCTGACACGTTTTCTGCTTTGTTTGATGTTTCTGTACGAAGATAATACAATCCCTTACAACCTAACTTCCAAGCATTGTAATGTACTTTATGTAGGTCTGCCTTCGATGCTCCTGCTGGAAAGAACACATTTAGGGATTGACCCTGACATAGAAACTTTTGACGATCAGCTCCCTGAGAAACGATTGCGTTCTGGTTAATTTCAATAGCAGTCTTGAATATACTTTTTACCTCTGGTGACAGAAAGCTTAGATGCTGAACCGAACCACCATTAGTAATAATAGAACTCCAAGTTGTTGCATCATTTTTACCCGCCTTCACCAACTCCTCTTCAAGATACTTGTCCTTGACCAAATGGGAACCAGCACGGGTTCTATGCGTATAGGCATTTGCCTTACTAGGTTCAATAGATGGGGATGTACCACAGATGATGGAACTGTTTGCGTTAGGTGCAATTGCCAATAGATGTGAGTTGCGGTGACCTGTGCCTTCCATATCAGGACATTCATTGAGTACAGAACCTAAATGTAATGTCTCTGCAACTGCTTCTGATTTAATGTGATCAAAGATTTTAATGTTTTTAACCACAGCAGTATCGGACTCAAAAGGAATACGATTCTTGTGTAGATAGGAGTGCCAACCCATAGCACCCAAACCAAGACTACGTTCCTGTGTAGCAGAGAAACGAGCACGGCTAATCTCATCCCCAGCATTTTCAATGAAGAATCGAAGGACGTTATCTAGGAATCGAATAAGATCACGAATCATTGGAGTACGTTCCCAATCATCAAACTTCTCCAGATTAACAGATGACAAGCAACACACAGCTGTGCGGTCTTCATTGGTGGGAAGATGAATCTCATTGCATAGGTTAGACCCGTTGATCTTTAACCCCTTATCTTTCATGGTCTGTGGTAATGCACGGTTGGCTGTGTCAATAAAGTTAAGGTATGGTTCACCTGTACGATAACGTGTCTCTAACACTGTTTCCCACAATTTTCTAGCCTTCATACTATCACGAGCGTCCTGTTCGTTTGGATCAACCAAATCCCACATTTCATCCCGTTCTACTGCTCGCATAAATGCATCAGTGATATTCACTGCATGGTGTAGATTTAGGTTCTTACGATTAACATCACCCGTTGGTATACGCATGTTTAGAAATTCAATAATATCTGGGTGGGATATGTCCATGTATGCAGCGTATGACCCCTTACGGGTCATACCCTGACGATAAGCAGTCATGTCAGCATCTACTGTGTGAATGAATGGCATAGGGCCAGGAGCTTTATCTGATACTGCACGAACATCACTCCAATGACCACCAACACCACCACCCTTGACTGACAGCCAACGAAGTTCAGCAGAATGATCAATCAGTCCTTCTAGTGTATCTGGAACATATGTGAGGAAACAAGAGATAGGAAGTGCCCGTGTCTTCTCACCCGGCATAGGGGCATTGGATAATACTGGGGATGCATACATAAACCAACCATCACTCACATAGTTGTAAATCCTCTGAGCAAGTTCCATATCACCATATGAATACGCAACCGCTGCTCGTGCATATGCCTGTTGTGGTGATACTTCATCTTTTGTCTGGTAGTAATCTGTAAGTAATTTTTTAGCTTGTTCTGATAGAGATTGATCTTTTGTTCTGTCTATTTTTATTCCAACGTAGTCTTCTGTGGTTTCGAGGTATACAACTTCAGCGGTTGCGACTTCC